TTTTATTGTCGGTTATTTGATTTTGGCTCGTTTGCGACCTCATCTCGCGGCGATCTTGCGCGACTTGATCCACGGACCCGGCCGTAGTTTGTTCGCCGATCGCGCCGGAGACGTTTTTTTCGCCTACGCTTAAGCCCGTTTTTCCGCTTATCCATTTTCCTAGCTTAGAGTCGGCCATGAAATTAAATATATCTTTTATCATGCCTATTATCCACTGAAGCGGCTTAGTTACGAAATCTATAACCGCCGCAAAGACCTTTCCTACCGTCCGACCGGCATCGGCAAAACCCGCCAAGCTCTCCTTAGTAGCTTCGCTTTGGGAGAAGAACGAGCTAAAACAATCGATCAGCCAACCGAAAAGCGACTTTAGCGGACTAAATACGGTTTTAATTATCTCCCAATATTCGCTCAAGCTCTCGAATAAAGGCCCCAGCCCTTCTTTTAATCCTTCCCAAAAACCGCTAAAAAAGGCCTTAACCCGATCCCAATATTTATAAATCGTAAATCCGACCGCCGCGATAACGGCTATAATAAGCCCGATCGGATTAGCCATAGCCGCCGCGCCCAAAGCCCTAACCGCTACGATCGCATTTTTAATGCCCGCGGTAAAACTCAAAGACCCCGCGCCGGCGGCGGCGGCATGCGCGCTCCACGTTTTAGATGCCGCAGCCGCGGCATTCATCCCCGCGGCTTTAAATCTAGCCGCGATACCGCACTCTTTTAGCGACGCGCCCAGCTGCAAGCACTCAAACGGCAAAAGCTGCAATACTTTACGATAATTTCCGAGCATTAGCGTAGTAACGCTTAACACGGCTTGCTTTGCGATGAGCGCCGTTCTAACGGCGGTTATTGCGATAACCGCGCCGAATGAGTATTTTATCAAATTCGGAAATGCGCTCGCAAAATCCGAAACGACGTAACTGATCTTTTTTATACCGTCCATAACAGAATTTAAAGCCGGTAAAAAGACCGTGCCGACATTTATCGCGATCTCGTTAAATGCGCTCTTCATCTGCTGGATATTATTTGCCGTCGTTTCGCTCCGCGACTTAAACTCTCTATCCATCGATCCGGTTTTTGCCTTATCCGCGCTTAACCTCATCGCCTTATCGTAGTTTTCGATAGCGCCGGTTACTAGCGAGATGTCGTCGCCGAAGTTTTTACCGAAAATGGCCGTCAAAACGCCCGTTTTACTATCTTTTGGGATCTTTGAGATCGTATATAAAAAATCGGTTAAGGCTTTTTGAGGGTTTTTGATGATCGCTTGCTTTAGCTCTTTGCCGTCGATACCGATTTGATTAAAAGCCTTTGCTACGGAGCCGCTCGCGTCGTCGGCGTTGTTTAGCGTCGTTAGCATGGAGTTTATAGCGGTAGCGGCTACTTCGGGAGCTTTACCTAGGGCTATAAAGCTACTGGCTAGTCCGCTCGCGGCGTCCGCGCTAAGTCCGAAGTCTTTGGCATTGCCAGCGATACGTCCTAGGGCATTAACTATTTTGTTTGCGGTGGCCGCGGAGTTGTTTGATATGTGATTTATCGTGTCGCCCAGCTCGCCCACGCGCTTAACGTCCATGCCGAATATATTCATCATCGTGGCCATATTATCGCCGGCTTCTTTTGCGCTCATGTCAAAGGCGACGCCCATCTTAGCCGCGGTAGTCGTAAAGTCCATTAAATTTTCTTTAGCGATGCCCAGCTGTCCGCCGCTTGCCGTGATTTGGGCTAGCTCATTGACGCTTAGCGGGATCTCGCGACTCATCTTCATTAATCCGTCCGCAAACTTCTTGACGTCATCCGCGCCGCTAAAATCGACTACTTTTTTAACGTCGGCCATGGAGCTCTCAAAATCGATCGCCGAGCTTATAGGCTTTGAGATCGCCATGATACTACCTACGGCGGCCAAAGCTTGGGTTTTTAGTCCTTCGATGTTTTTCTTGGCTTCTTCGATATCTAAATTTAGCTTGTGCGTTACGGCCTTTTTGATATTTTCTTTGAGATTTGCTAGGTCCGTGTGAAATTTTGCGCTTTGAAACGGATTTGCCTTAAGCTCGCTTAGACCGTTTTTATAGGCCTGCATTGCGCCCTGAGTAACTTTATTTATCTGATCGCTTAGGCTCGTAGCTTGCTTATTGATCGACTTCATCGCTTTATCGAAGTCGCTTAAGTCCATCCCGAAGGTTAGAGTCGCGTTTTTTGCCATCCCGCTACGCTCCTTTAGAAATCTTTTCGCTGCGCGAAAAACGCTCTGCCGATTTTGCCATATTTCAGCCTTTTTTTATCTTTATATTATTAAAATCGAGATGCGAATTTATACAACGGAGGCGTAAAAATGAATGATTTGATCGTCGGTCTTTTTTTATGCTTGGGATGGATGATTCTAGCGTTTATTTTTATAATAGCTTGCGCTTTTTGGTATATTTCTATCCCGTTATTTTGTGTTTACGCGTATTTTAAATATTTCAGAAAAGAGAGAAAATTTGAGGCTAGAGTTTTAGAGCCTTAAAACTCTTTTACAAGCTTTAAGGCTATTTCATAATAATCCACGAACTCGTTAAATTCCAAGCTCATGATGTCTTTTAGGGTAAAGTGCAGGGAGTGCCCTATTAGAGCAATCCCCTCGGTTAGTTTTTTACGTCGATACCCATAAACGCGCTAACTCTTTTTGATAGCTCGCCCCACTCGTTCATCGGCAAAGAGTTTAAAAACTCCTTATCCATCTCGCCGTCGCTCATTTCGATTAGCATCAATTTAGCCTGCTCGATCTCGTCTTTGGTCTTGTTTTGAACGCTTTGGATGAGCGCTAGCGTAGGAGCTTTGAGTTCCACCGTTTGACCGTCGCTAAAGACAAATTCAGTTCTTGGTATTTCTATTTTTTTAAGCGCCATTTTCTACTCCTTAAGATATATTTTTTCTGATAGCTTCGTAAAGATCGTTGCCGTTAACGGCGTAAATTTTATTTTCCGCGTCGTATAGCAGCGTCGGTATCCTATCGACTTCGTATTTTACGACCACGCAGCTCATTTCGATACTCATATTAGCTTCTTTATTCATTTCGAATTTAGGCGCTTCGAGTATTTTAACGTTACCTTCAAAAGTTGCCGTAACGGCCGTATTTTTACCTTCGCTTCCGCTATGATTAGCCTTAACGTAAACTTTTTGTCTAATCTTCGTATTTAAAAGACTAAAATAAACTAAGCTAACGTTATTAACGGTAAATTTTGCCGATAGCGGCTTAAGGGTCGGCAAAACTAGCTCGTATTTTCCGATCTCCGATGCGGCCTCTATCGTCTCGTGTTCGAATTTAGGCGGCTCAAAATCTACAAGCTCGCCGAAAAGCCCGATCCCGTCTATAAAGAAATTTCCGCCCGTAATTGCCTGCGCTTTCATTTTATAACTCCTCGATTAAAACTTGCGAATAGTCCGTAACTCGGTAAATTCTATTCGTAATATTCTTGATTAGCGGCATCTCCTGCACTCTGTGTTTGATGTAAATTTTACCCTCGCTGATCGTTTCGTTAGTATTTAGCTCAGCCGGCACGGTCACCTCAAAACCTACGGCGACGTTGTTTGCCACCAAACGGCGATAAAATGCCTCAAGACTATCGACTACGTTTTTGAGCACGTCGCGCATCCTCTTATCGATCGCGCGCTTTTGCGCTTCAAATATCGTCTCGATCGCCGTATAAAATATAACATAAGTGTGCATGCTGGTAAAATCCTCGTCGCGCGTTTCGCCGCCCCATGCCCTGATGCCGTCGTCCACGTAAGCTATCGAGATGCCCTCGCTTCTTAGCCTATCGGCTTCGCAGTCCACGCCTTGGATAAACTCTACGTTATCCACGATCGCGGTAATGCCCGGAATTACCCTATTTGAATATGTTTGCGAGAAGCCGTATTCCGTCTCGCTCATTACCTTGGCGTAAAGAGCGATCAAAAACATGCTAAGCGGGCGAATGACCTTATCTACTCTTTTGACTTTTTGAAACGTTATGATCGCCGTTTTCGTGGCTAACGTTTGAACTGCAGCCTTTGCGGTTTGCTCGTTTGTCGCATTGACTTCGATAGCATAAACAGCTCTTAGATACTCACCTAGCTGCTTAAGTTTTTCATAAACTCCCTCGTCGTTGTATTCGGGCGCGGCGATAAATTTAGGCTTTGCCATTACCACGTTTTCGGCTTTTTTTAGCGCATCGATAGCATTTAAGCAAGATGTTAAATTTTCCTGCTTTTTAGCGCTCGCGTCGCTATTTGCGCTTTGCTTAAACGAGCTTAATACCACTTGCGTATGAATTCCGCATGCCTTTAGGTCTTCAAGCGCGTTTTTTATCGTGCCGCCCTCTACCTCCTTAAGCGCATCCTCGACGGTGCTATAAACGTAAAGCCCCGCGGCTAGTTTGCTGTCGTCACCGACTATTGCGATCGGGCGACGATTGTTGATCTCGTATGGGTTTAGCGAGCCATTATAAAGCTCGACATTGACGCCGTATTTACTTGGCATTTTTTTACCTCACTTTCTAAAATTTATTGATTATTTCCACTTGAAGCTCTTTGTTTAACGTTAGAGCCAAAAAACTTTTTAGCGTGCTGAGACTGTTTAAAACGCCCTCGTCGCTAAACGTAGAGCCCAAAAGTATGCAGCCCTCGGTGTGTTTAGGGTAGTTGCCCGAATGGATCTCTATATAACGGTCTTTAGGCACTTTTTCGTTGTAAAGCACCGGCAAAACACGGTTAAATCTGGCCGAATGATGCCAAAACACGTCATAAATGCCCTCAGGTATGCGTCTATCTTTGCCGCGCGCGGTAGTATCTGGTCCTGCAGGCTCTAGCGTGTAACCATTTAAAAAGACTTTATCATTAAAAAGTAGCTCGAATTCGCCGAGCGTGCCGTCTTTGATATTTTTAAACCTCGTGATTTTTAGCTTCATTTTAAATTCCTTTCATAGTCGCTCATTTCATCGCTGTAGTCTTTTGAGGTAATTGCGTCTATCTTTTTATCTGCGGCTTTGTTGATTTTTCGTCTAACCCATTCTGCACCCATAAAGGCGATAATCCCGCCGATAGCTAGCGCAAACTCAACGTCGTGTATAAAAAATTTCACGATCGC